AGTAACCTTAGAAGGAGGAGGTGACATAGCTTCAGCAGGGCCAGTCACAGTAACGGCATGATTAAAAAAATTAAAAATTTAATTTGTAAATTATTTGGTATCAAAGAATGTAAGTGTAAAGAGGAGTCTAATTAATGGCTGGATTAAGCGCATCAGGATTAAAAACTCAAATAAGAAGTTACACAGAAACAGATTCAAACGTTTTAACAGACGCTGTTTTAGAAAACATTATTTTAAATGCACAGTATAGAATTTTTAGAGATGTGCCAATTGATGCTGATAGAAAGCAACAAACAGGTAATTTAGTTACAGGTCAAGAAACTATTAACGCTCCAGCAGGAGCTGTTTTTATTAGAGGTATACAAGTATATGATTCAACTTCAGCTACAACTGGTGCTAACGTTTGGTTAGAAAAAAAAGATGTTACATATCTTCAACAATATGTTTCATCAACTGAGTCTTCTAAAAGAGGACAACCAAAATATTACGCTATGTTTGGTGGTGCTACAGGAGAATCAGATACAACATCTGGAAGAATGATGTTTGCTCCTGTTCCTGATACAACTTATAAATTTAGAGTCCATTATAACGTTGCGCCAGCATTATTAGAAGCTGATAACACTAATTATATTAGTCTTAATTTTCCAAATGGACTGCTATATTGCTGTTTATCAGAGGCATATGGATTTTTAAAAGGCCCGATAGATATGTTGACACTATACGAAAATAAGTATAAACAGGAAGTACAAAAGTTTGCTAACGAGCAAGTTGGTAGAAGACGAAGAGATGACTACACTGATGGCGCTGTTCGTATACCAGTAACCTCAGCAAACCCGTAGGAGATTAAATTATGGCAATAACATCTGCAGTTTGCACAAGTTTCAAAGTAGAACTTTTAAAAGGAGTTCATGATTTTACAGCATCGTCTGGAAATACTTTTAATTTAGCTTTATACACAAGCTCAGCTTCATTAGGAGCTGCGACTACAGCGTACACAACATCAAATGAAGTATCGGGGTCTGGATACACAGCAAAAGGAAACGCTCTTACAAGTGTTACACCAGTTGCTGATAGTACAACTGCAGTTTGTGACTTTGCAGATACTAGTTTTACATCTGCTTCTTTCACTGCTAGAGGTTGTTTAATTTTTAATGACTCAGCTACAGGTGATCCAGCAGTTTGTGTAATTGATTTTGGATCTGATAAAACTGTAACAAGCGGAACATTTACAATACAATTCCCAACAGCAGACGCATCTAACGCAATAGTTCGTATAGCGTAAAGGAGTAACGCGGTATGTCCGTTACTAGAACCTTTACAGTAACGGTGGTCAGCACCGGTTCAGGAAATAAATATTTTATTGATGGCGTACAACAAGCTACAGTAAACATAGCTGAGGGTGGCACATATAGATTTGATCAATCCGATAGTTCTAATGAAAATCACCCATTAAGACTTTCTGAAACTTCAAACGGAACTTGGGGTGGAGGGTCTCAATATACCACAGGAGTTACAACCAATGGAACCCCTGGTAATTCGGGAGCATACACTCAAATCACAGTTGCAGCCTCTGCGCCAACTTTATATTATTATTGTAGTAACCATTCTGGAATGGGTGGACAAGCAAATACTCCAGCAGGGGATACCTGGGGTGTATTACCTTGGAATCAAAACTCTTGGGGAAAACAAGATGGAGTTGATGTTTCTTTAACTGGTCTTGGATTAACTTCGTCTGTTGGTGATGGCACAAACATGGGTGTGCCTCAAACTGGATTTGGTGGTCAAACATGGAGCACAGGAGAGTGGGGTCAAGTAAATGACAACTCAGCTGTTCTTACAGGTTTTGGATTAACAACTACATTAAACGCTGATGGATTATTATCTTTTCAATCAAATGGTTGGGGTAGAAATACTTGGAATGCAGGACCATTTGGAGAAAGCTTTAACCCAGTAGTAAATATATCAGGATTTGGATTAACTTCATCTGTTGGTGATGGAACAAATATGGGTGTACCTCAACAAGGTTGGGGTGGTAAATCATGGGGAGACAATAACTATGGTGAACTTTCTAACATAGATGTTTTCCCTTCAGGTTTAGAATTAACAGCAAGCGTTGGTTCAACAATAGAAGCATACAACGAAGTTGGTTGGGGCCGTGATGGTTGGGGCGAAGAATTGTGGGGTCAAGCAAATGACTTTGCTATAATTTTAACAGGTGTGTCTTCAACTTCATCAGTAGGTGCATTAAGTCCTGCAGATGTAGAAGGTGTTACAGGTCAATCAGCTACATCTTCTGTTGGTTCTCCTACAATAGTTGGAGATGTATCTTTAACTTTAACTGGTCAAGAATCTACAATATCTCTTGGAACAGCAAGTGCAGTTATTGGTGTAGCAGTACAATTAACAGGTCAATCAATGACCGTTTCTATTGGAGATACTACTGAACTTTCAAGTCCAGATGTAGACTTAACTGGTGTATCATCAACAATAAGTTTAGGTGGTATATCTGTAAATTCAAATCCTATAGTAATACCAACAGGAGTCTCTTCAACATCTAGTGTTGGATCGATAGATCCTACAGATTTAACTTTAGGTATAACAGGACAATCTGCTACTTCTAGTGTAGGAACAGGGTTGTCAATTAGCTCTAGTTTTGATATAACATTAACAGGCCAACAAGCAACAGTTTCTATAGCTGCGTTTGGAACCTCTACAGGGTTTGGAATTCAAGGATATTCGAACGTTGACACAGGTTCAAATACATCGTATACAGATGTTGCAACTGGCTCAAATACAAGTTATAGTGACGCTGCATAGGAGATAAAAATTATGGCATCAACATACACACCTTTAGGGGTAGAACTTCAAGCAACTGGTGAAAACGCCGGTACATGGGGAACGAAGACTAATACTAACTTACAAATTATAGAACAAATATCTGGTGGATTTACAGCAGTTAATTTTGGAAGTGATGCTGATATTGCTTTATCTGTTTCTGATGGATCAACTGGAGCAGCTTTAGCTCACAGAGTTTTAGAATTTACTTCATCAGGATCTTTAACAGCCACTAGAAACTGTACTATTCCTCTCGATGTCCAACAATTTTATATTTTAAAAAATTCAACAACTGGTAGCCAATCAATAACTTTTAAATACGTTTCTGGATCAGGAAACAGTGTTACCGTTGCAAATGGTTCAACAGTAATTGCATACGCAAAAGCTAATGATGGAACTAACCCAGATATTGATTCAGCTACTATAGGTGATGTAACATTAACTGGAACACAAACTTTAACAAACAAAACTTTAACATCTCCTAAAATTGGAACAAATATCCAAGATACAAACGGAAATGAATTAGTTACTTTAACGGCTACAAGTTCGGCTGTTAATGAAGTTACGTACGCAAACGCTGCAACAGGAAACAATCCATCCATTACAGCGTCTGGAGACGACACTAACATTGGTATAGATCTTAAAACAAAAGGTTCTGGTGTAATTAAAGCAGAAGATGGTGGTGGAACTGTATCAGCAGTTAAGATTGCTGGTAAAGAAACTATATGGGTTCCAGCAGTTGCTATGTATCCAAATACTACAAGTGGTGCTGAAGCTGCACAAGTAGAATTATCTAATGGTCCTGAAATAAAAGTTTTAGACTTTGACAAAACTTCTGATGAATTTGCACAGTTCGCTGTTGCATTCCCTAAATCATGGAATGAAGGCACAGTAACTTTTCAAGCATTTTTTACAGCTACTTCAACAGACACAGGAACTACTGCTTTTGTTTTACAAGGAGTTGCATTAGCTGATAATGGAGATTTAAATACAGCTTTTGGAACAGCTGTAGGACCAACTGCAAAAGCTCATAGTGGTACATCAAACGATTTAGACGTGACAGCAGAAAGTGGAGCAGTAACAATCGCAGGCTCACCTGGTGTGGATGAGTACGTATTTTTTCAAATATCAAGAGATGTTTCAGCAGATAATTTAGATGCTGATGCAAGACTACTTGGTGTTAAACTATTCTTCACTACAGACGCTGCTAACGACGCGTAAGAGGTTTAGATATGAGAGAAATAGACAAAAAACTTACAGCAGGTAAGAGCACTAAAAATACTCAAGATAGAAAAGGTAAATCTTTCGGTTATCAGATTTTAGGATTTGGTTCCGGAGGTGGAGGACCTATTTGTATTACGTATGATTGGTTTGTCGTCGGTGGCGGCGGAGGAGGAGTAGGAGGCTACGGCAGCGGAGGCGGCGGTGGCGGAGTTCACTTTTCTTATTGCGCTCCTGGTACAGCTGCTGTAACTAAAAATACTGCTTGTGGAGCAATCTCAGTTCAAGTCGGAGCCGGCGGAGCTGGTAATCATGCACCTGGAGATAACAACTGTCGTGCAGCTAGTGACGGCGGAACTTCAATCGCTTTTAAATGTGAGCCTTCAGCCATAACCGTAAAAGGTGGCGGTGGAGGTAATGGAAGACATAGACCTGGAAGAGCAGCGCCTAATCCATCAGGAGGATCTGGTGGCGGTGGTGGATGTTATCACCACACATCAGCAACATCGGGTGGAGCTGGATCATGTTATGGAAACCCTGGAGGTCCCGTGCCATCTCAAGGAGCAGGACAACCACCTAACCCAGGATTTAGAGCTGGATCTGGTGGGGGAGCTTGTTCAGCTGGAGCTAACGGAGGTCCAGCAGGACCGGGAGCAGCTGGTAATGGAAAAGCTTCTGACATAGAAGGAACAACTAAAAATTTTGGATGTGGTGGAATAGGAGCCTATGTAACTACATCATGTAACGGTAGAGGAGATGGAGGATCAGATAACGTAGCTACAGCAAATCAAGGTGGTGGCGGAAGTCAACGAACTACTTGTACCAATGTAGGTGCTGCTGGAGTTGTGTATTTAAGATTTCCTACAGCTTGTAAACCTGCGGCTATGACTATATCTCCAAGTTGTAATACCTTTGTAACTGCAGGATCATGTACGGTTGCAAAATTCATAGTCTCTGGCTGTATTTCTTTTGACTAGACTCTAGACACAACATTTATTTTACTGTATAAAACCCTAAAGAAAGAGTATGGAAAACAATTTATTTTGGTTTTGGAAAGATGCAGTTGGCACTAAGTTTTGTGACGACGTAATTAAATTTGCTAGCACATTAAAAAAAAGAAATGCATCTACTACGGGTCCAGAATCTAAAGAAGTATTTAGTGACTTTAGAAAATCTAAAGTTGTTTGGTTAAGTGAGAAATGGATATACAAAGAACTTTTAAAGTTTATTGAAATGGGTAATGAAAATTATAATTTCGAACTAACCACTGCAGAACCAATTCAATATACAAGGTACGATCCTAGTGATCACTATGATTGGCATGTAGATCAATTAGATGGGCCAAGAGAAGACGCTAGACCAGATACGAGAAAACTTTCTTTGTGTTTAAATTTAACTGATCCTAATGAGTATGAAGGTGGAGATTTTTGGATGGGTAGACCAAACCCTAATCCTGAAAATTCAAAAACATATAAATTAGATTTTATGCAAACTAGAGGTGCTGTTGTGGTTTTTCCTTCTTATGCCTTTCACAAAGTAGCCCCTGTTACTAAAGGAGTTAGACACAGCCTAGTGTGTTGGATGAGAGGTAAAAAATGGCGATAGAATTTCCAAAACAATTACATAGAGCAGATTTATTTCCTACACCTGTTTGGGTAACCCAAGTACCAGAACATGTTAAAAAATTAAATAAATATTCAGACCCATATATTGTTGCTTCAAAAAAACATTTTAAACCAATGATAGATAAGAGAAACAAAACTTATGGAAATAAAAAAGATATGGGACATGTGTTTCATTCAACATCTCTTATACAAGATAAAAATTTTACATCGTTTCATCAGTACGTTACGCTTACTGCTAGAAATTTATTATTAGAGATGGGATATGATTTATCTAAATTTGATATTATGTTAACAGAAAGTTGGGTTCAAGAGTTTGCTAAATCTGGTGGAGGACATCATACTCTACATACTCATTGGAATGGTCACATATCAGGTTTTTATTTTTTAAAAGCAAGTGAGTGTACCTCTAGACCTGTCTTTCATGATCCAAGACCTGGTCATGCAATGAACGGTCTACCTGTAAAAAGTGCAACTGAGATTACCTACGGAAGTCCAGAAATACATTATAAAGTTAAACCAGGCACGATGATGTTTTTTCCTTCTTACCTACCACATTTATTTTCTGTTGATGTGGGCTATGAACCATTTAGATTTATACATTGGAATGTTCAAGCAGTGCCGAAAGCAGACAAAATAGGTGTATGATAAATATAGAGACCTGGTTTCCTACTTTTATTGGTCAAGAGATTTTACCGGACCACGAAAAGATAGCTAAAGAAATTGTTCCTGTCTGTAAAAAATTACAGAAAAAAATAAAACATAAAGAAAGCGGATGGGTAGCAACATTATATCAAACCTGTTATACACATAATATTTGTAAAGATAAAAAATTCGATCTAATAAATAATATTGTTTATCAAAAAGTTCATGAATATATAAAAGCTATAGGTGGCACATACACCATACATACCTCTGAGGGTTGGTTTAATATTTATAAAAAACACGACTTCCAAGAATTTCACTGTCATCCTAATCAAATGGTATCTGTGATCTATGTTTTAAAATCAACTAGGAATGATCCTAAAATAATATTTGAAAGAGATGAAGGTTTATTTAATGCACACTTTGATATAGATGCTCCCGCTTTAAGTTCAAAAGTAGAATACAATTCGGTGCAAGGTAATCTATTAATTTTTAGATCTTCTTTACATCATTGTGTACAAATGCAAACACACAATAAAGAGAGGATTTCTTTAGCGTATAACTTTAATTTAAAAAAATTATGCAGATAACAATTGTAGGTGCAGGCACAGCGGGATTGGTTACCGCCTTAATT